TCCACATGCTCGGTGTTGCTGGGGTATTCGGTGGATCTCTTTTCTCTGCTATGCACGGAAGTCTCGTTACTTCCTCACTTGTTCGTGAAACAACTGAAACAGAGTCTCAGAACTATGGTTACAAGTTCGGTCAAGAAGAAGAGACCTACAACATCGTTGCTGCTCATGGATACTTCGGTCGTCTGATCTTCCAGTATGCATCGTTCAACAACTCTCGTTCACTTCACTTCTTCCTGGCAGCGTGGCCTGTCGTTGGTATCTGGTTCACTGCACTTGGTGTCAGCACCATGGCGTTCAACCTGAACGGTTTCAACTTCAACCAGTCTATCCTTGACAACCAAGGACAAGTTCTGAACACCTGGGCAGACGTTCTCAACCGTGCTGGTCTGGGTATGGAAGTTATGCACGAGCGTAATGCTCACAACTTCCCTCTTGACCTTGCTGCTGCTGAGTCAACTCCTGTTGCACTCACCGCTCCTAGCATCGGTTGATTCAAAATTGAATAGTTGATTTCATTGGCGGGGAAAAAATTTCCCGCCAATTTTTTTCTCCAAAAAGTGTTAAGTTTTATGATTGAACTACTGACTTATTATGTGATCGTCGCTGTCGTATTCGTTGGTGCCCCTGGAGTCTTCTTCTTCATTGCCTTCATGCCCGCTCTTCAAAATACAAAAGGACGTATGGTTGGATACAAAGATCACAAAACTTATGGTGACTCGTCCATCTACGAAAATACACCAAGTGATACCACAAAATTCTTCTTACAAATTAGCGGAGATCATTCGTGATACATGGCCTAATTTGTTTTGGTTAAAAGACAAAAAGAAAAATTCTACAGATTTAAAGGTAAATAACAATGGTAGCAAGTACACTACAAGCACCGACAAGGGGGTGGTTTGATGTCCTGGATGACTGGCTTAAACGAGATCGCTTTGTCTTTGTGGGTTGGTCTGGATTACTTCTTTTTCCCACTGCTTATCTCGCAATTGGTGGTTGGCTTACTGGCACGACGTTTGTTACAAGCTGGTACACCCACGGACTCGCAAGTAGTTACCTTGAGGGTGCTAATTTCCTTACAGCGGCTGTGTCAACGCCTGCTGATGCTATGGGTCATTCTCTTCTTCTACTTTGGGGTCCTGAGTCTCAGGGAGATTTCCAACGCTGGCTCCAACTTGGGGGACTCTGGAATTTTGTGGCGCTCCACGGTGCCTTCGCCCTGATTGGTTTCATGCTGCGTCAGTTTGAACTTGCACGTCTTATCGGAATCCGTCCCTACAATGCGATTGCTTTTTCAGGTCCTATTGCCGTATTTGTTAGTGTATTTCTCATCTACCCTCTCGGACAATCCAGTTGGTTCTTTGCGCCGAGCTTTGGCGTGGCGGCAATCTTTCGCTTCCTACTGTTCCTACAGGGGTTCCACAACTGGACCCTCAACCCCTTTCACATGATGGGTGTTGCTGGTATCCTGGGTGGAGCATTGCTTTCTGCGATCCATGGTGTTACAGTAGAGAACACACTCTATCAAGATGGTGAACAAGCAAATACATTCAAGGCGTTTGATTCAACGCAAGAGGAAGAAACGTATTCTATGGTTACGGCGAATCGTTTCTGGTCACAGATCTTTGGTATTGCTTTTAGCAATAAGCGTTGGTTGCATTTCTTTATGCTGTTTGTACCTGTTATGGGGTTATGGACTAGCAGCATTGGTATCATCGGTCTTGCACTTAATCTTAGGGCTTATGATTTTGTAAGTCAGGAGATTCGTGCGGCGGAAGATCCAGAGTTTGAGACGTTCTATACGAAGAATATCCTTCTGAACGAAGGTCTTCGTGCTTGGTTGGCACCAGTTGATCAACCTCACGAGAACTTTGTATTCCCTGAAGAGGTATTGCCAAGAGGTAATGCTCTATGATATAATTAGAGGGTCTAATGACCCTCTTTTTTTATGGAGATAAAAGCATACACATCTAAAGGATGTTTTTACTGTGATCAATTGAAAGAACTTTTCAAGAGAGCAGAGCTAGAATATGAATCGGTTCTGGTTGATTCCCCACAGCAAAAGAGGGAGTTTAAAACGCAGTATCCAAATGCACTCGGTTATCCTCATGTTATTATTGATGGGGAAGAACTAGGAGGACTAGTTGAAGTAGCAAAATACCTAGTTAAAAATGGTTATGTCTCAAGCAAAAAAGAGTGATGATCTGCACATAAATAGAGGCATAGAGCTCATGTTAAGGAGGGCTAAACCGAAGGACCGAGCGCCCGAACCCAAGGGTGGGTTTGGATTCAAGAGATCATTCTCCCTCCTCAAACGTAAGTTTTATTTCAACTTAGAGTTTAGGTGGGACCGCAGGTAAACACCACAAGGAGTTGAACAATGGAAACGGCAACAATCCTATTTTTCTCGGCAACAGCATCTTTCATGTTCTTATGCGTCGGGGTTGTAGCAGGGTGGACAGTCAAAGATTTCGTGCATGATTACTTCTATTCAAGAGAAGAAGCGATGGCAATGCATCCAGAGATGTACGATGACGATGGCATTATTATTAACGAAGAACTATTATCAGTGAGATTTATTGAGGACGACGACGATGAAACTTTTGATGCATGAGGTACTTCAAAAAGTATCAAACGCAAAGACTAAAGCAGAGAAGATTAAACTTCTTAGGGAACACAACACACAGGCATTGCGTTCCCTTCTTATCATTAATTTTGACGAGAGTATTATCTCTCTGCTTCCAGACGGTGAACCTCCTTTCCAAAAGAATGAGTCTCCAGAAGGAACTGATCATACTAAACTAGAAAAAGAAGCACGTATTCTTCATCACTTTTTTAAAGGTGGTTCTAGTATCGCCAAGGCAAAGAGAGAATCCATGTTCATTCAGATGCTTGAAGGTCTCAGTGAGGGCGAAGCAAATGTTTTGATTCTTGCCAAGGATAAGAAACTTGGTAAGCGTTGGAAGATCACTAAGCAGTGTGTGGAAGAAGCTTTCCCCGCTATTCAGTGGGGAGGGCGTTCCTGATGGGAAAAGGTTGTAAGATCATTCATAAAGATTGTGATCCTTCTCTTTGTCAGGATAGGTCTCTCCCCTACACTGCTTTCATGATTGAGTATGTTGAGGGTGGTGTCACTAAGTTTGATATTGCTACGGGTCCTAAACAAGTGGACATTTTTGACGACTACTATGATAAGTATCGTCAAGACTTTAGGAACATGACACACACTGAGGGTAGAGTCAATCCAAAGATGTGGAATCCTAAGAAATAATAAATTGTATCGGATGATACAGTTGACAAGGCATAGATAGTATTGGTACAATTACCATACGTTCATCTTATGCTCAGCATCTTGCTGGCATTGACCCTTGCCCATCATGATGACGGCAACCCCTACGGGTGGCACATGTCCTGTGAAAGGTTCCTCCAACGTCGTGTGGAGATTCAAATGGATCCCAACCTAGATCAACGATCTAAGTGGAGTCTGATTGGATACCTCAAGACAAAGGTGGAAGGTCAATGTGAAGGTGCTTATACATAAGACGCAAGTAAGTCGCGGAACGGAGCGTTCATCCCATGATTGAGTTACTACTCTATTCAACAATGGCATGTGCAGATGCTGATGCTTTAATCCTTGGGATTAAAAAGCATGAGGATCTGAAGCCACAGTGGAAAATAGAACTGGTGGAGACCGTAAAGGAATCAGTGCCAGAATGTGACTACTACTGGGACGCAAACGACTGAAGGAACGGCATTAAACACGCCATACTTCAGGAGAAGACAAATGAACACACTTACTCTTATCAAAAAGCAGATTGAGAAGGCAGCACGTCTTCATGATGCACAGATTCTTCATACCACCTATCGTGGTGTTAAGTACGAGTGTCAGCAAGGCGGTGAGTTAACTCACGGCACTTTCTGCTATCGCGGTCACACATACACCAAGTAAATACCATGTTAACACTACAAGTCGTCGGACTAACGTCCCTAGGTTGTGTAGCATTCATTGGTATGATTTATGGTGAACTCCTGTTATTAAACAGGGGGTAAGACGGATGCTGAAGGTCAAGTTTGAATATGACCTTCCAGAATACGATCCTTTGAAGCACGATCCAGATAAAACTTTTGCGTTTTTGACTTATCGTGGAGTCCATTATGCTAAGTGGGTAAACTTAAAACCATTTCGTTTACCACCCTGGAAAGTCAATTCATAAAACTAAATACAATTTGGTTAAGAGAGGTCAAGTTACCTCTCTTTTTTTGTGGTAACACATCTATTTTTGTATAATTCACTACCTTTTCTCCTACATAGTAGTAGAATTATGTGAGGTGACAAAATGATCCCTAACCCCTCCCTTTGTTATTTTGACCACGATATGGAGGTGACTAAATGCACAATCTATTATCACGCGCTCAGTTAGATGAGTGGCGACACTTTGAAGATACTTTGGATGAATTAACTATAGAAAACCAAAAATTAAATGACTACTATGAGTGTCTTATTGAATGTGATTCGTTAAATCAATCTGAGTGCAAAAGGATATGCAGGAGGATACTGATGTAAAAATGGCAGGAGGGGTTGATACCCCTCCTTTTTTATGTTATAATGAATGCATCTGTAACCTAAATATGGATAGAGAAAAACTTAAACTCATCGTCAAGAACCTCAAGTCTCTGACAAATGCATTAGAGAGTGAGGTTTATTCTGATACTGATGCATACAAGATCCAGTTGCAGCAGGGAGGACCACAGTTCGGATTCAATTATGATGAAGGAGACGATGACGGATACCCAGACTGATTGGCGTTATAGTGATGAACGCATGGAGTATAGGCAGGCAGCTCTTAGAGTTCTGCTTGCTCGTTTCGGACATCAACTAGAGAATGGTGTGCCAATGTATTCTACACAGTCAATTTATGAGTGCGCTCATGATTGGGTGTCGCAGGGTAATGTTAGACCCGATGGCATTGTAAAATACTACTTGGCATATTATGACACGATTAAAAGATCAGATCCGATTAGCGAAGAAAGCTCTGAAGGAAGCACGTAAAAAACCTGGACTATATACTGATGCTGAATTGCAGTACATGGCAATGCAGTTAGTCCGTGCTAAAATAGCACTGAAAGCAAAACAATTACAGCGCAAGCAGGAGAAAGGATTTAGTAATGAATTCAGTGAAACTAGTGACAGTCACTCCCGAAGCGGAGAAGACGATGGGGTACGTAGCGAGAGTGAGCAATCCAAACAACCAGGAGAACCCTAAGGTTGCTGGTCTGCTAAAGTATTGCATCAAACACAACCACTGGTCCGTGTTTGAGCAAGCACACATGACCCTTGAGATTGAAACTACTCGCGGAATCGCAGCTCAAATTTTGCGTCACCGTTCGTTCACATATCAAGAGTTTTCCCAACGGTATGCTGACAGTTCTATGCTGGCAGATAACATTCCTCTACCTGAACTTCGTCGTCAGGATACGAAGAACCGTCAGAATTCTATTGATGATATTGATCCTTTCACTCGTCAAGAGTTTCAAATCAAAATGCAACGGCACTTTGATGAGGGAATGAAACTCTATAAAGAAATGCTTGATGCATCAATCGCAAAAGAGTGTGCTCGTTTTGTGCTTCCCCTCGCCGTGCCCACAAAAATCTACATGACGGGATCAGTTCGGTCATGGATCCATTATATTGAATTGCGTTCCGCTAATGGTACGCAGAAAGAACACATGGATATTGCACTAGATGCTAAGCGTGTGTTCGCAGAACAGTTCCCTATTTGTGCGGAGGCACTTGATTGGTTATGAAACTACTTACACTAGAAGACTATCAAAAAGCAGGCGAAACCTTTTGGCCTAAGTATTGGTACGTTGCTAAAGAACTAGGAGAAGATGCTAAACCTGAGCAAGTTCTCAAAGTTATGGAAGCAGTCGGTGGACTTGCACTTAGATTCGCACTAGAAGAAAAGGAAGGACCATTCGGATTCAATAAAAAGGAGGAGGAAAATGCCGACGTATCCAGTTAAAAATTTAAAGACAGGGGAGACCCAAGAACTTCACATGACCATGAAAGAATACATGACATGGAAGGAAGAGAATCCTGACTGGGATAAAGATTGGTCTAAAGGTTGCGCTGGTGCTGGTGAAACTGGTGACTGGCGTGATAAAATGTCCAAGACACATCCTGGTTGGAAGGATGTTATGTCCAAAGTAAAAGAGGCTCCTGGTTACGGGAACTCAACCAAACACAAAGACGGTTATCAATGGTGAACTATGGCTAGAGGAAGAGGAAACAAGGCACCTGGACAAGGGATGTCTAAGAAACAACTGAAGCGTAAGAAACCAATTAATGAGTCTTACCTTCTTGATATTGAACCACTTACTGACAATCAGGAGATCTTCTTTGATCAGTGGGCTCAAGGTAAAAACATGTTTGGGTATGGTGCTGCTGGTACAGGTAAAACATTCATTGCATTGTATCTCGCACTGCAAGATATCCTAGATGAGAATTCTCCATACGAGAAGTTATACATCGTCCGTTCTCTCGTTGCAACTAGAGAGATTGGTTTCCTCCCAGGCACACACGAAGACAAAGCATCTCTCTATCAGATACCATATAAAAATATGGTAAAGCATATGTTTGAGATGCCAGATGATAATAGTTTTGAGATGCTTTATGAAAATCTGAAGCATCAAGAAACTGTTTCCTTCTGGTCTACATCGTTCCTTCGTGGTACTACACTTGACAATGCAGTTATCATTGTTGATGAGTGTCAGAACCTAAACTTCCATGAACTTGATTCCATCATGACTCGTGTTGGACAAGATTCTAAGGTTTGTTTCTGCGGTGACATCAATCAGTCTGACTTGCAGAAGACTAATGAAAGGAATGGTATCCTTGACTTCCAAAGAATCTTGGAGAACATGGAAGAGTTTTCTATGGTTGAGTTCGGTGTAGAAGACATCGTTCGTTCTGGACTCGTCAAGTCCTATCTCGTTAGTAAATTGTCTCTTGGTTTGTAATGAATTTGTTTAATCATGTTGGTGATCTGACTCCTGTTGAGATGACCGCTGAAATGGTAGACGGAAAGCGCGTCTACCTCACGCCATCTGGTAAACAGTACCCCTCAATCACCACTGTGATTAGCAATAATGCTAAGAAGCAAGCGGGTCTTGCTAAGTGGAGGGCACGTGTCGGTAAGGAGAAAGCAGCAGCAATTTCTGCTCGCTCCGCAGGACGCGGTACAAAATACCACTTGATCGCTGAAGATTATTTCAACAACGATCTTGACCTGAAAAAGTACAAGGATTATCCTCTCCCTGTGCTAATGTTTCAGCATTCTCGCTCTGTTCTGGACCGTATAAATAATATTTACTTACAGGAAGCGGCACTATACTCTGATCATCTTGAAGTCGCTGGTCGCGTTGACTGCATCGCAGAGTTTGATGGAGTGTTGTCCATCATTGATTTTAAGACTGCCGCTGAACCTAAGAGAGAATCATATTTGTACGACTATTTGGTGCAAGAAACTGCTTATGCATGTTGCTTGCAAGAGCTTTACGGTTTGTCTGTGAAGCAACTTGTTACTATTGTTGCATGTGAAAACGGGGAGACGCAAGTACATGTTACTCCTCCCAAAAAAGAATACTTGCTCAAATTAATCCAGTACATAGACGAATACCAAACCCGATATGGAAAAAAAGAATCTACTAGAAGATAAATTTATGACAAGCGCGAAGTTCTCACAAGAAGTAGAGAAGATTGCATTAACCAATGCGGACATGAACTATATTGATGCTGTGCTGCATCTATGTGAGGTTAATGAGATTGAAGTAGAATCCGTACCCAAATTGATCTCCAAACCACTAAAGGAGAAGCTTAAATATGAAGCACAGAAGTTAAACTTCATAAAGAAAACGTCCCGAGCAAAATTAATGTTAGTGTAATGAGTGATTTTTTCCAGTCCGAATTAGTCCGAGGTGACATCCAAGAGATGACCACACTTCAGGAGTTCTGCTTCCGTTGTGCGATGAATCTCTCACTGCTGGACAAAGAAGAAAAACTTGAATACTTTGAAGCTTTAGAAAGACTGATTGAAAAACAAAAGATTTTTCATGCGAGAATCTGTTTGAGTGATGACCCTGAAGCACAGTCCGTTGCTGAGAGCATCAAGAAAGCAGTTGTCCTGTTGGGTGGGGACGAAAATCTTAATCCAAATGATATGTTTGATGAACTGTTGGGCAAGGTCCGTCAGTTTAAGGACGTTCTTAAGACTGGCACAGAAGGTTGACGCCTGACCTGCCACCTGTTATTATAACTTCGTTGGGCAGACGGGACTGGGAGACTGGTTCGCACGTAAGACCCAACACTCAAACCAAATCCAAACTAATCCGAGGTAATCTAAATGTCATTCGCAGATCTGAAGCGTAAATCCCAGAACAATCTACAGTTCCTTCAAAAAGAACTGGAGAAATCCGCCAGCGGTAAGCAGGTTGATGAGAGATTCTGGAAACCCGAGGTTGACGCTTCTGGAAATGGATACGCTGTTATCCGTTTCCTCCCAGCACCTGAGGGCGAGACTGTCCCTTGGGCAAAAGTGTACTCCCACGCCTTCCAAGGTCCTGGTGGTTGGTACATTGAGAATTCACTCACCACTCTTGGCGACAAGGATCCCGTTGGTGAAGTGAACCGCCGTCTCTGGAACAGCGGTAGTGATGAAGACAAAGAGACTGCTCGTAAGCAGAAGCGTAAGCTCCAGTATTACAGCAACATCTATGTCGTGAAGGATCCTAAGCACCCTGAGAACGAGGGCAAGGTGTTCCTCTACAAGTATGGCAAGAAGATCCATGACAAGATCCTTGCCGCAATGCAACCCGAGTTCCAAGACGAGACTCCAGTCAATGTTTTTGATCTCTGGGAGGGTGCTAACTTTAAACTGAAGATCAAAAAGGTCGCAGGTTACTGGAACTATGATAGCTCTGAGTTTGATTCTGTTTCTGCTCTTTCTGCAGACGATGACGAACTTGAAGCAACCTGGAAGCAGGAATATTCCTTGGAAGCGTTCACTAACAAGGACCAGTTCAAAACCTACGAAGAACTTGAAAAGCGATTGAACCTTGTACTTGGTATTACTCAGCGTAATGCTGTGCCTACCGTTGATAGTGAAGAGTATGAACCTGCTGTGTTTGACACTCCTTCTGGTGGTGGGTTCAACGATGCTGACATCACACCTCAGTCATCGTTCCGTCAGCAGATGAGTGCTCCCTCTCCCGTCAAGGAAGAGGCAATCGTTGAAGATGATGATGCCCTGTCCTACTTTGCTAAACTGGCGGAGGAGTGATGGGAGAAGCAGTACACGCTTGGAACTCCATGTCCTACGGGGAGGGGTTCCTCTTCTCCGTATGGGTCATCGGAATGTATTACATCAAACTTCGTATGGATAAGTTCATCAAGTGAACAAAATTATGCAAGTCCTAGGACACCCAGTCACGCTGTTTAATCTGATGTTGGTTGGATTCTTAGCAATCATTGAAGTGGTCCACACCAGATCACACTACACTATGGAGAAAGATGTTCACGGTCATGTGCATCAGTTCTTGAGAAAGAATCCTGATACATGTGACAAAATTGATTATTGAGTTCTGCAAAACTGGGAAAATTTTTCCCGTATATTTTTCACTCAAAAGGTCGCACTAAACTGCGACCTTTTTTAGTCTCTCGGATATGAAGTCAGACGAGTCTGAGTATTTGTTTGCTGATTTAAACTCAGAGACAAATCTAGTGAAGTATGTTGGTTTTAATAAGAAAATCTCGCGTTTCTTTTCATTTTCACTAATTTCGTACTCGTAGTTCGTAACTGGTTTAGAAACGGTGTTGCCAGGAACAGATTTGTATACAGACCCATCCCAGTATTCAAATGATCCTGAGAAAAATTTTTGATCAACAACAATACCTGCTTCTAAAGCATTGACGGTGATACCATCAACTTCTTGGTCAGTTTTTACTTCTAAGGTTTCATAATGATGTATTCCTGCATATGATTCATTGAAACCATACTTTTCTTCTGAATATGTTGCAAGTTGTGCGTCTTCTAGAGGAAGACCAAACATCGGATTGATCATATTATTTGTCAATGCAATCACCCAGTCGTATGATGGATCTCCAAATGCCTCATTTGCAATAGTGTCAAGTCTATCACCACTTACTACAGCATATTTTGTATAAAATACACTATAACTGAATAGGTCTTTGTTTATTTGAAACCTACGAAAGAAATTCTTAGCAGTAATATAATCCGACTCAGAGAACGGATAACTGATAGGTTTTAAATCGTATTTGATGTCTGGAATTAATGAAAAATACATTAGAACCCTGCCTCAATTTCTTTACTGAATATAAGTTTCGTTTCTACAAATCTAATACTAAGTTCTGTAGCAACGGGAGAACCATCCCAAAGGGATGCATAAGTTCCATCAGGAGTATAATTTACCTGAACTTGCACAATACCACATGGTTTATATTGTGCAATCCAATCATTATTATTAGATCCTTTCATAAAGGTAAATTTACATAGCATAGGAACTTGAATCCAGTTAGATCCAGATATCGCTTGATTATTTTGTGCTTTTATAGATTCATTACTACCAAATGTTGGTAAAGATGCTGTTCTAAAAGCATCAACAATTTGTTTGATAATTTTTGCTTCTGCTTTATTTTGTGGAACTAGTTTAAAAACCATTCCAATTTCTCTCAAATCTGGAGAATCATATAGTAGTTCTGCATTTGGATTTAGAACAACACCTCTAGTTGATCCTGAAAGATCATTGATACTTAAGTTTCCACCAACACCTGGAATTTTATTAAGAGCACTTGTTTTAAGTGCATCTGATATGGCACCTAAATTTCCTCTGGTATCTTTAAGAGTATTACCTAGATTACTGAAATCACCATTCAATGCAGAAATTGCAGCTGCACCTACCCTTGTAAATTTCTTTCCGACCCAGTTTTGTTTTTGTTCAGTGCTCAAATCTTGAGGCATTGGCAATATAATCTGAGTTATTTCCTCACCTAAAACTGTAACAGGTTTAGGTAAGAGATTTTTATCAGAGATTGAATCATTATAATCTGCTAAAGCATTTACTGCTGGTCTAGAATCCTCGGATGACTTTGCAAAAGGTGGTTGATAAGTTGCAAATTGAAATAAAACATAGTCAGTGTCGTTTTCTATCATGTCACCAGGATATTTTTTGACACCTGCACCTGCTCCTGGTTTAATACCTCCTAATACACCAGATTCTGCAGAGATTAGATAATCATTTTCGTCAGTAATTCCTTTAGCAATTAACTCATCTTTAAAATGTGCCTTAATCTCTTTAAGTTCTGATTTATTTCTTACTTCAATGTAACGACTTATAGATCCTCCGCCATAGTAACCTGTACCAGTTACTAAGGTATACCAAACATTATTTTCTCTATCATACCAATACATGGTGGTTCCTTTATTCCCCACCTTTTCTGCATTCTTTGGTAATTCCGTTAATGACATTATTTCACCATCTCTGTGTCTCTGCGTTTACCATATCCACGTACCACTCTCCTCCCTTTAATGCGATCATAGTAGTTTTCTTCAGTTTCATCCCATACAAGTTCTTTGGTGTATGGAAATTTACCAGCACTACCTTTGACATTACGAACAAAGTTTTCAAGTGGTAGTAGAATCGCAGTATCCCATTCTGAAGCGGCAAGGTCAAGCATGAAACCATCTACTTGACTGGTTAAGTATTTATGGAAGCATTTCTTAGGAATGTCAATTCTTCCTTCCATTAATCTTTGGATCACCATGATACGCTTCTTAGGTTTCATGTAATGTAAATTACATCCCCAAAATTCATCTGGAGTTGCTCTCATCACATACACTAAAGGAAACTCATCATAGTAAGGTAACCACTTCATCTTTGCTTTATATTCAAACATGTAGAGGTGACCTGAGACTGCATATCTTCTCAGTAGATTTTCATCTAGTTCTTCTTCTTGCCCTCTGTTATCAATTCTTTCTTGTCTGATAACTTTTGCTGGGTCTTTTTTATAGTCACTTGCTGCCTTCTTGACAGCATTCTTGTACCAGTTGTAACTTTGTTTCTCACCGCCAGTCATCTCTGTTATTTTTTCAAACAGAGTTGTATAGCCAGTGTCATTTTTTACAGCATTACGCTGAATAGTTGCAAATCCTTGTGCCATTGCTCTTTACCTAGAATAAGTGATCTTCTGTTAGGATTAAAAAATTCATCTGCCTATCCTCACAGAAGTCCTGAGCAGCGTCCCATTTGGCACGGTTCTTGACGAACGTCAGGGCAGCCCGTTTATAGGCAGCAGTCCTTTTGTTTTTGTCATTCGGTGGTTGCGTTTGTTTCTTGGGTTTTACTTCAATGATATATTTCGTTACATTTCCTGATTTCTCGCGAACTTTAATGTAAAAATCAGGGAAGTATCTATGCACTCGTCCATCAGTAGGACAACGATATGGAATAATAACTTCTTCACTACCCCACTCTAAAATTGAGGGATTATTGTCACAGAACACCATGAACTTTCGTTCCCAGGATGATCTATAGATGATACGAGTAGGATTGCCACGATACTTTTTTGGATTGACTGGTTTGTACAGTCCAGAGTACGCCATAAATATAAAGAGTCCCACGATTATATTTAGCAGTGGCAGGATACGGTCTAAGTAATTTCATGTCAAAAATTGGCGCTAAAGACGGAATGTCTTTATCATCTAACTTTGATGTTCAATTTAAATTTGATGGCGCAGACAATCTTATGAGTTCATACACTCAAGATGGTTTTGTTAATATGTTGTGCGATGAAGCGCAATTACCAAATGTTCAATCTGCGGTTGCACAAAGATCTGGTCGGTATTTGGGAGAGGGTCCCGTATCTTATCCTCACACGAGAATTTTTACAGATTTGAGTTTAGGATTTTTGATGGATGCTCAAATGATGCCATTGAAATTCTTTACTACATGGTATAATACTATTTTTAGCGAAAAGCAACTAGACTTTGATGGAAGTTTTGAGAGTGTAGGAGCAGTTAATCATCTTGCTTCTCAGAGAGTTAATAGATTAAGATATTTGGATGAATATTCTTGTACTTTGAGGGTAATTAAAACTGAACCAGATAGTTTAAGTTCTAATGGTAGAGCTCCTCTTGTGTATTTGTTAGAAAAATGTTATCCTTATTCTATTGATACTGTACCTCTAGCATATGGTAGTTCTCAAGTTGCAAGATTGACTGTAAACTTCTATTATTCTAGACATACTGTAGCATTTGGAGCGCAGAAGAGAAATCCTGAGTATAAATCTAGTCCAATTGAGACTGGTATGACGTTAAGAGATGGTACAATTGAACCTAGTAGATGAAAATTGACTTTTTGATTCCGCAAAAGTCGGAAAATTTTTCCCGCTAATTTTTCGGTGAAAAAGTCACTAAATATAAATATGACCTTGGAGTTAATATAATGGCATTGCCAAAAATTGGGTATCCTACGTATGAGGCGGTATTGCCATCTACAGGAAAACCCGTAAAATATCGTCCATTTCTGGTAAAAGAGGAAAAAGTCCTTCTACTGGCAATGGAGTCGCAGGAAGAAAAGCAAATTGTTAATGCAGTTAAGGATTTGATCAAAAACTGCGTTATTTCAAGAATTAAGGTTGATTCACTTCCTAGTTTTGATCTTGAATATCTGTTTTTGAAGATCCGAGCAGCGTCGGTTGGAGAAACTGTAACTCTAACCGTTACTTGTCAAGATGACAATGAAACTACAGTTGAGACAGAAATCAACTTGGATGAAGTTGAAGTTTTTAGACCAGAAGGACATGATCGTAAAATCATGTTTGACGAAGAATCTGGTATTATCATGAATTATCCTGGTATGAAAGAGTTCGTAGATCGTGAGTTTTTGCGTAAGGATATGCAAACTCAAGAAGTTTACGATTTTATCGCATCTTCAATTGATCAGATTTTTCAAGGGGAAGATGTATATGACTCTTCTACTACTACGAAGAAAGAATTCCGCGAATTTGTAGAAAGTCTCACAACAAAGCAATTTGAAAAAATTCAACAGTTTTACGCTACTGCACCTAAACTTAGTCATAAATTTACTGTTACTAATCCAAACACTGGTGTTGAATCTGAATTCACGATTGAGGGGTTACAGAATTTTTTCGCATAGCACTCTTCCAAAACAATTTGGAAGGGTATTATAGAATGAACTTTGCTCTCATGCAGTACCATAAATATAGCTTGACTGAAGTTGAAAATATGATGCCTTGGGAGAGAGAAGTTTATACTACCTTCCTGATGCAATACCTTGATGAAGTCAAACAGAAACAAGAGGCAGCAGCTAAAAGGTAATGGCAAATTTGCAGCAAACTTATAGTGGAGATCTTACTAGTACTCTAGCAGGTGCTATTGCTAATAAGGTCATAAATGCTGCTGGTATGGCAAAAGAGCAGAAAGAGAAGTCTGCTAAGGATAATATAACATCTCAACCAGGATCACTCTTTGCAAGTGCATTAGGTCATGAGTTTGGAGGAGACCTATTTAATAGGACCCTGGGAAATTTTAGTTCTAAGATACCATTTAAGCAAACTGATCCATCTTCTTCTAAAGAAGCACGATTTAGGGCAAAATTTCCTGGAAACACTGATGGACCAGTTCAAAGAGCAGAAGATAAATTAAAAGAGGATGATGGATCCTTACCTGTAAGTGATGCACAGGTAAGGCAGTTTGCGTCAAAACTCTTAGGAGCAAATGTAGAAAAAAAGCTTAATGTAGTTGAATTTTCGGTCAATCAACTAAGTGGAGAGATTAGATCCTTAAATTCAACTTTAGGAAGCACTCAGAATCTAATATTTGATCAGAATCAAATGTTAGCTTCTAAATTTGATCAGATATTAGAAGTTTTTTCTACCAATAAGCAATTTCAAGAAGAAATTGTAGAAAAGGGAAAGGCGGAGAGAAGAGAAGTTGAATTAGAAAAGGAAAAGGATCTATCAAGTGCGGTAAAACTTGCTACATTTGATAAATCTGAGACTAAGAGTGGGAATAATTTCATTGATGCTCTACAACGTATAAGAGCTCTTGCTGATAAGAAAAAACTGAATTTATTTAAGGAGTTATTAGATAACGTCAAAAAACCAGGAAGGGCAAGCACAGCAGCACTTAGAAGCGTAGCTATATTATTTGATCAAGATTTCAGGAAAGGTCCAATCAAGGAATCTACTGATGCATTTGAAAGATTTTATATGTCTGCAATGCGAGAGTTTCAATATGATACTAAAACTGGTTTACAAAAATTTGGTTTTGAAACTAGAGATGATCTTGTAGAAGGACTTGCTACAGGAAACATTAATATTTCTAAAGGTGAAGTAACAGTTAAAGCTAAACCTCAAAGGCAAGGAAAAGATCTTTTAGAAAGTCTTGTAGGAGCTCCTCCTGGAATTCTTGGTGATGCTCCTATGGGTGTTACTGAAAAACTTGGAAAAGAAGCAGCAGACACTTTACAAAGTAACATGATCTATATGACTCGTGTTATTGGTAATGATGTTCCTATAGATAAACTTGGAGAAGCTTTACAAGATCCTAAGAGATTTTCAAAACTGCAGCAGCAATTGCAGCGTGAAATGGGAATGGGACTTAGTGAAGAAGTTGCAAGGGATATTCTAACTCAAGCATCAGCACTTAAAACTGACTTTGCCCAAAAGTCTGGAAAATTAGGAACAAAAGCAGCAGAAGCTGTTGCTGCTAAAGCAGGAACAAAAGCAGGTGCAGAGGCATTTGTTAAAGGAACTACTAAATCTACCAAGATGCTTGGTAAAGCAGGAAAATTTATTCCTGGAGTTGGTACTGGTATTGCTCTTACGGAAGCTGCTTTTAGATTGGGTACAGGAGATCCAACAGGTGCTGCATTGAGTGTATTGAGTGCTATTCCAGTTGCAGGATGGGCATTTACCGCTATTGACATTGCTAGAGATATGGGGTATAATCCCCTTGGACTTCCTGAATATGAAACAGGAACAGGATATACTCAAAAAGGACCAGGCATTCTTCACGGTACAGAAGCACGTGTAACTGATAAAAACCGATCTGATCTTAATAATTCGGTTTTAGATAGTTTTAATTCTCCAATTAACTATCTTGCTAGTGCCACACAATCATTTGCATCTAAGACTGGAACTGCTAGAGCAGTTTCATCTATGATAAAAGATTCTGGAGTATCTTATGACTTTGTAAATGTCCCATTTTCTCCAGATGTTGGTAACATTCAGCAGGTATCTGCTGTTAGAGAACCATCGCGTGCTATTGAAAGACTAATTGGACGCAGAGATAGACTGATATTTGATAAATTGGATGACAATAATATGGACACACCACCAACACCACCACAAGAACAGAGGCAGCAACAGCAACCACAAGCAAATCAACCACAAACAAATTTACATATACCAACAGGAAATACTGCTATAACCTTTAGTAAAGAACAAGGAATAGATGCTTCTGGAGAACCTGGAGTAGATTTTAGTTTTGGAGACTCTATGGGCAACTATAGTTTATTTGATGGAGTAGTTGTAGAAACTGGTATGCTCTATGGAGCTGGTTATGGTAACGTTGTTACTGTAAGAAGTAAAGATGCTAACGGCAGAGAATTTGATGCAATGTATGCTCACTTTGGAAATGGAACTATTGCTGTAAAAGTAGGTCAAAAAGTTAAAGCAAATCAATATCTAGGACCAGTTGGATGGGATGAAGCAAATGGTAGACCAGCTCCTGGAGCAGGAACCATGACAGGTCCACACACTAGTCTGGACTTCTTTGAACCAAATACAAAACCTGGAGAAGTAACAAGTCCTTTCGGAGGTAGAGGACCTATTATTGAATCTATTCTTCAGGGTGGAGTGCCATCAACTAACGGAGGAGGAGGTGGTATTGGTGGACCTGGAATGATGGGTCCTCAATCACCAATGAGTAATGCAGACTATTACTCACTATTAGCAATTTCTGCAATTGAGGATGATGATGATCAAGGAAGAGCAGATGTTGCTCAAGCACTGTACAATAGATTAGAAGGACATAGAGCAGGCAGTAACTATTATCAAAAGAATAATACACTAAAGTCCCATATCGTAGCTAAAGATCAATTCCAACCAACGTTTTACAATAAACCAGATTGGCATAAAATTGTTGATATGGAGACTGCTATTACAGCACTGGTTATGTCTAAAAAAGGTCGTGCAATGGGATGGAACAGAGAATATGCACGTCAAATATTAAATGACACAGAGAAAGCATTATTGAATCCTGAATTGCAAGCTAAAGCAGCAAGTCATGTGAAAGGAAGAACGTATTTCCTAGGAACGTCTCAACAAGATAATATGCAAGCGGGAGATGTCTTAAGAAATCCAGATGATAACTTCTTTACAATGTGGTATGACGAAGATAATCCGTATGGAAGTAATGGGGTTCCACCTGCTGCTCCTATCCCTCCTAGAATGATTGCACCAGACCCAGGACCATTACCTCCACCACCAATCGCACCTCCTGATAATCAGTGGTGGGATATGTTGGACCTATTTCCAAATCAATCTAAACTGAATGAAATGGAAAGGATTAGCTCTAACATGGATGAAATGGAAGACGGAATTCCTGTTCAGATGGTAGTAGTTAATAATACTATTCTTCAAAATGAAGGCACTACTAATATAAGTAGTAGTAAATCTTTTGATAATCCTGTGAGAAGATACCAAATGGCAGTGTTAGGAGCATAAGATGGCGGGATTGCAGCAAACTTATTCTGGAGATTTAACAGGTAGTCTTACTGGTGCAATAGCAGATGCTGTCTTTGCTATTGCAACTAGAGGAAAGTCTGCTAAGACACAAGCACTTGCTTACGCTGGTAAGTATGGTGTTGATACAGCATTTAAACCAGGAGAGTTTACTGCTAGGGAGGGGAGAAATTATTTAATTGAGAGAACTTTAGGAAAAAGATTTGTTCCTAAAACTAGTATGTATGACATTGTTGCTAGAGGGCAATCTTCTTCCGACCCTTTAATGGGAGTCCCAGCACATGTTAGGAACTTACCTGAATATCAACAACTTGCAAATCCTGCTGAACAAAAGTTCAAAGAAAATAATAGTAAGTTAACTGGAACTGCTACTGGAGGGCAAAAACCAGTAAAAGTCCATGATCCTAAACTTGGTGGATTGTTGACTGCTGCTGTAGATGCTATCAATAAGAATTTTACAGTATTAAGTGATAAGTTAGATGATACTCAAGCAGAAGTAATCCAAACAAAAGAAAGTTTATTTGGAACTATTAAACAATTAGAACAAAATTCTGATGTTTTAGAGAATAAACTTGATTCAATTATAGATGCTCTTAGGGAGCAAAATGTTACTGCTAAGAAGCAAGTAGATCAAGATCAAGTTGCTGTTAAATCAAAAGAGCAAGGTAAAGAAACAGATCTATCAGGAACTCAAAGACTGCAAGATATTGGTCAGACAAAAGAACAAGCAATACAATTAAATTTACTAGAAGATAGTAAAGAAATTGGGAAAACTCCTGGTGATACCGAACAATTAAATATACCAGATTTAGAGCGTGGTGGTATCATGTCTGGTCCAGACAGTGGATACCTTGCTAGACTTCACGGTGATGAGATGATTGTCCCTCTGGACAACAACTATACTCAAGGAGAACCGAGTGCTGTTGACGGTATAAGCAGACCTAAACCGCAAACTCCTGCAATACCACCAATGAATATTGCTGAGACAGGAACATCTCCTACACCTACGGCACCTGAAACATCTGTTAAAGAGACACCATTTGCTCCTAATTTCTTTAGTAATGTGTTTGCTATGCAAGCACCTTCCGAGACTCCAGATCTAGGTAGAAAAAATCAAGAACTGCAGGAAGCAATGGAACTTCCTATTAAGGGTGCTGGTATTGCAACGTTGCATTTATTACAGAAATCTCTTGGTGGGATGGGTGAGGTTGCATCACCAATCACAGAAGATATGAAGAAAATTGCTTCTCCAATTGCTAATGCATTTGGAGTTCCTAATACTATTACTGATGGTATTGTTAAAAAATTTGAGACTCCAGATGCTCCTGAAAGGAATCCACTAGGCACCATGGACTTTGAGGGTAGAAAACCAAAAGAGAAAGCATGGTGGGATCCTTTCGGTGTTTTTACTGGAACTGGTGGTGGAAAACGAGGATATGGCGGTGGTACTAGAGTAGAGAGATATTCAAATAATTATGGTGGTACTGGTGGTCCTGATGGATTAGCACGTGGATTGAGAGGTGTTCGTGCTGGATTTACTGGTATGAATTCTCAAGGATTCAATGCTATGATGCAGGGTCAGAGTTACATACCATCTAGTAAACCACAAATTCTTGGACATGGAGCATATTCTGCACCTACATTAGGTGGAGCACAGAGATATGCTGGAACAGGTTCATCTATTCCTGGTGTTAGACAGACGCCAGGTGGTGTTGTTAATAGTATTGTCCCTGGTACAGCACCTCGTATAAATTTCATAGAACCTCAAGCAAGAGTATCTCCAGAAATTTTCAATAAAGGTAGAGACCTTGCTACTAAGTTGCAGGGTGGAGCATATCCGAACAGTGCTAGAGCAAACATGCTTAGAGCACAGATTACATCTGGTGGAGTTAGAGTTCCACCAAAAGCACCTCCAAAATTTGGAAATCCACTTGTTATGTTGATGGATATGATAGTTAATGATCTGATTAATCCACAACCAACAGCGGTATATGATCAGGTGACTGGACCTAATGCGATGTATAACGATCCAAAACTATCTGAGGAACAGAGAAGAAGTTTATTTGAATCTGTTCATGGATCTCAGCAAGGACCAATGAAAGCTGACGTTGTAAATCGTGAATCTCAAGAGCAGTCATTACGCAAACTACAGACAAGACAACAGACATTAGAACCAATAATTATTAACAATAGTAGTCAGACTGAATCTACTGGCGATCAAACAGTTTCCCATATAAATTCAAAAGGTGATATGGGTTTTGATGAACTATATCCCTCTCTCTATAATTAATCATGGCACAATTCAATAGTAAACCATACGCATCTAGTTGCGAGATTAAACAAATTGCTTTATATAAGGCAAATGAAGAGAAGGCATATGCAAACCTTACAGACATGGCATTATTCATTCAATACCATGAGAGTATTTTATGGCCTGCTTATGGTGCAACTTTAGTTCTTATTGATAATGCAGAAAATTTAATTTCAACAATGCCTATTACAGGATTTGAGAAAGTTGTTTTTGAATTAGTTGATGCAAAAGAAGATACTTACTTCTATGAGTTTCGTATATTTAAAGTAGCAAATAGAATTGCTAAAGATAGAACTCAGATTTACACATTAGCATTAATTTCTGCCGAGGGTTTATTAAATGAGGGAATTCGTGTTAATAAAGTAATTGCTGGGACTACATCGTCTGTTGTTGGAAAATTACTTTCAGAATATTTGGATGTAACTTCACTTAGAATTGCATCTGAAGAATCTGTTACTAGTATAAAATGCATACCAGCGAAGAAAACACCATTTGCTGTAATTAGATCTTTACAAGCAAAAACTATTGCACAGAAAGAAGCACCGCCAAAACTTGCTTCTTTTAGGGAAGATAGTGGAGAGAATAGTGCTTTACAGAGAAGTGTGCAATCTGATTCCCCAGGAGATGCATCTCAAGCAAATGGAACCGCTGGATATTTATTTTTTCAGGTGACCAGAAAGAATGTGAAGTCTCAATTTGTATTCAAGTCAATTGATTCTTTGTCAAGTCAAAAACCAAAGAATGGAATTTACACTTATAGTCCTGGAAAAACATTTGAAGAGTCTATGAATAAGATTCAGGAGGTTCAGTTTGGGAAAGAAATTGATACTATGCAGAAGATGAGAGAAGGTGCATACTCATCATTGGTTTGCTATTACGACATAAATACTGGCAAGTATGAAGAACAAGTTTATTCCTTAACTAACACTTGGAATGACATGGTTCACTTGGGTACTAACACTGAACTCCCTGCAGGACAAAAAACATTATCTCAGTACCCAACTAGAGTGATGTCTACTATTGTAAACCATGAAAATTGGTATATGGGAACAGGGGTAGGGTCTAACGAAGATGATAAATCTTCGGATAATTCTTACCCTGATTATGTGAAACAATACTTACCTCAAAGTATTTCTAGATTAGGAATAATGTTTAATTATGAATTGACTATCTCTTTGACTGCAAATTTAGATTTAAATGCTGGAGATACGATAGACATTAGAATTCCAAATCAAGTTCCTGACGCTGATAGAAAAGATGAAGTGTGGGATCCCACATATAGTGGTACATATTTGATCAAAACAGTGAACCATCAGATTGACGTTAAGGGACAGAATGCTTATACTGTACTTGAATTGATTCGCGATTCATGCGGTATCAAGTCATATGATAACAACAATTCTCAAACGGAGTAAATAAATGGACTCTATTGAACAACACATTGCAAAGGACAAAGAGATTCTTCAAAATCCTATGACCTCACCTCAGCAGCGTCGTCACATTGAAGGCGAACTGCATGATCTAGAAGAATATGTTGAGCATCACAAGCAAGAGATTGAAGAGGGAGATCATCACGATCCTTCTCCTCTAGAACTCTACTGTGATCAAGAACCAGGAGCACCTGAGTGTAAAATTCATGATAATTGAATGATATGGACGGAATGAGTGGGTTATATCCAATAAACCAAATTGGATCCGATGGATTTTCTTGGTGGATTGGGCAAATTGAATCCGAAAAAAAGGATGATGAAAAAGGATCTGGTCGCTATAAAGTAAGGATCGTTGGAGTTCATCCTAAGGAGTGTGATATAGTCTCATGGAATGATCTTCCATGGGCAATGGTCATGATGCCTGTTACTAACCCACATACCCCAGGAGGTGCCACCTCAGTTTCTGATCAATTGGGTCTTGGTGTGTGGGTGGTTGGTTTTTATTTGGATGCTGATAAACAGCAACCTATTATTATGGGTTCTGTTGGTAGAACTGCCAATTCAACATCTGAAGCAACCCCTACAGAACCTAATCCTGGTGAAAATTGTAAGTCATTTACAACATATATTGCTGAAGAAAATAGAATAATATTTGATCAAGATGCTAAGGAAACTGTTGAACAACCTCCTACTGATTCTGGTCATGTTGTTCCATCCACACCACTTGAAACTGAAGACGGATCTATTATTTCATCTGGTGTAACAAACTTTTTACAAGCAAAGTATTCTGAAAACACATCAACTAATCCTGCTGGAAAAAATTGGTGTGTAGAAGTTGCTGATAAATGTGGAAAGGAGACGGATTTAAAGAATACGTTTACCAGATTATTTTCAGAAATGCTTGCGGAGACGCAAAGAAATGATGGTAAACTTGGAACTTATTTGGTAGGAGAATTGAGTGGTGAGTTGTATGATAGTATTGGTATTGGTAGAAAGTATGTTGACAAAGGTATTCTAGTTACTAGAACCTTTGTTGCTTCCGTCAAGGGATTTGTATTAGAAAAGATTAAAGCAGGTATTAAAGATCTAATCAATTTTCTTCTATATCCATCTGATGAAGGTAATTCTCTATCTGCGGTTACGACATTCTTTAACGAACAACTAGCTGCAGTTGGATGTCAAATGGCAGATCTTGGAGATCGCTTAGCTGCTTTCTTAGAGGATCTTATGTTTGGATATCTCTTTGAAGTTTATAAGTCTGCAGCATGTTTGGTTGATAATTTTGTTGAAGGACTTCTTAGCAAGTTCCAGTCTATGATGGAAGAACTACTAGAAACTGTTCTAGGTCCTCTCCAAGACCTTCTAGGTGCCGCAGCATCTGCTATTAATATCATTGGTGATGCAATCAATTATGTTTTAGATCTACTTGGAATCCAGTGCAACGGTCCTGGAAAATCGTGTTCTAAAACTACTAAAGTTTGTACTAACTGCGAAACTGACAAACGTGACGATTTCTTAGATGAACTGCTGAAAAATATTACCGATGATCTTTTCCCAGTAACTGGTGAAGATTGGTCTAGGTATACTTGTGATGATGCGTATACAGGAAATACTATTAAAGACACTAACGTAGTATTTGTTGGTGGTGTACAAACTCCTCCAGTCCCAAGATCTATTCAGTATGATATTTCGGATATTAGAGTTGAAGAAGGTAGCACAGCAACCTTTATTGTTACCAGAGTTGGTGCAACAGATGTATCTTCTAGTGTCTCATATGCTACTAGAAATGGTAGTGCTACAGAATCTACAGATTACGTGAAGACCACTGGAATCTTAGGTTTTGCCCCAGGCGAAACATCTAAAGAAATTGAGGTGCGAACTCTTACTGATGATGAGAGTGAACCAGATGAAGAATTCTTTATGACTATTAAGAAAGATAGTCCTGGAACAATACCTTCTTTCGCTAAGAGATCTGTTGCTAAGTGTGTAATTACAGAAAGCACTGTAAGAACACCAGGAGTTCCCCAACAACCAACTGGGGACGATACTATACCCACTCCTACACCACCAGGACCACCTACAGAAAATCCCACAACATTTATTCCTGACATTGTAAATGAAAGAGATACTGCTCCTGATACTACCGTGGTTACTGATGACCCAACATATAAAGTAGTTGCTGATAAGTCCAGTGTCAAAGAGGGAGAGTTTGTTACATTCACTGTTACTACAACAAATGTTCCAAATGGAACAACTTTATTCTATCGTATGTTTGGCATTGGTATTACACCTCAGGACATAGTTAACAGCACTTTGAGTGGATCTTTTGTCATTGAAGATAATACTGCAAACGTAGTTGTAGGAATTGCAAAAGATAATATTATAGAAGATGATGAGGTTCTGACGTTTGCTATCGGAGGAACATCTGCAAATACTAGTGTTCTAATTGTTTCTGATACCGCTGGATTTAGTGCAGAAGAATTATCTGATGTTGATGACTCCTCATCTAATACCGAATCAAGACTAAATCTTACACCTAAATCTCCTACTGTTGGAAGTGTCATTACTACCCCAAGTGGTGGTATTATTGATGTTCAAATTAGCGACCCAGGAGATCCTTATACTGAACCTCCTGTAGTCATACTACCTGGACAAGGATTCCGAGCAACGGCAATCCCATTACTTGATTCTACAGGTAGACTCACAGAAATTAGAGTTACTGATCCTGGTTTTGGTTATAAACTCAATACACCACAGAAAACTGATAAGGAATGTATTATTGATTCTTTCACAATGCTAAGTCCTGGTAGAGAATATACTTCTCCACCAGAAGTATACATTAATGGAGATAATACCGTTGCTGATGCAGTCGTTGAAAATGGGAAGGTAATTAGTGTTAGAATTAAGAATAGATCTTTAGTCTTTGATACATACCCTAAGGTTCTTATTATTGGCGGCGGCGGATATGGCGCGAGATTCATTCCATCATTTGCATGTCTTGACAGAGATGCACGAGTTACTGTTGGATCTGCTAAGATTGGAACAGGCAGATACGTTGATTGTCCTTAGGAGTAAGTAATGGCAGATTTATTTGATCAGGCATATGATTCTGTAGGGACAGGTTCTAGAGATAGAGTAAACTCGTTTAACAATAAGACAAAACCAGAACCAGTAACCCCAGACGAAGAGCAAGATATTGTAGTTGAGAGAACAATTACCGTTATGGTTAACGGTAAGAACTACACCATCACAGATGATGATGGAGAACTTGAGATTCGCAGGAAGTTAGATGGATCTGGAATCCATTTCGGAAAAGATGGTGATATCATGATGCTGACAGGATCTGGAGGCAATGGTAAAGCATGTGGTGGTAGATTCTTAGTCAATGCTAAAGGAGGAGGACTATTTAAGTATGATGGACCTCAAATAACAGTGGCAACTGCGAGTTCGCAGAATGCTGCTGAAGGTGAAGGTTCTACGGAGTCTACAGAAGAAACTAGTAACGCAGGTAGAGGTCAACTTGCTTGTTCTAACTTATATTATGGTGATGCTATTACAGAGTGTCATGGTGAAGTTAGAATAAAAGGAACTAACATTGTAATTGAAGCAGCAGATGTATTGACCTTAATGGGAAAGAACTCTGTTCATATTCAGGCAGGTCCTAGTGGTGGTGGAGAGATTAAGTTAGCTGCTGGTCAGATATCCGAAACTACTGACACTAGAGTTTCTGTAGTTACTGGACAGAAGCAGGATGTAATCTCAGAAGAACTTAGTCTTCAGTATGATCCTCGTGCATCAGTTAACGTCATATCACCTGGACATATGAATGTCAAAGCAGCAGGAGATATTGCATTTGGATGTGCTGGTGCGATTGAGATGATTGCATTGGGTAAGAAGACATTCTTTGGATTGATTAAGGATCCTGTTGCTACTATTAGCATGAAGACTGCTGCTGGAGGACTAACCCTCACTAGTGCAGCATTTACTGATATTACATCTGGAGCATTTACACAAAATTCAGCTGTTACTACAGTCAATGTTGGAAAATACGTATTGACATCCGCAGAGGGTATTGATGTGAATGCAGTACTAGGTGATGTTAATGTCACTGCTAAGGCAGGAAATGTCAAACTCAAAGGCACTCAGATCTATTTAAACTGATAAATGTATCTTATAATACTGATCGGAAATCCGTATTGAAAACTGGCACAAGGGGGGTTGTTTTTTCCTCGCAACCCTGATAAATTAACTTCATGCGGTTGAGATACCGCTAAGTACATACACTTAATTAAGAGGATTACAAATGATTAAAACTGCTTTCGCTGCTTCCGCTGCAGCTGTTGCTTTTGCTGCTCCTGGTGCTGCCCTGGCAGGTCCCTACGTTAATGTAGAGGCAAACTCGGGTTGGACTGGATCTAACTACAACGGCACCGTTACCGACGCTCACGTGGGCTACGAGGGTGAACTGGGCGAATCTACCTCCTGGTACGTTCAGGGTGGTGCTAGCCTCGTTTCTCCTGATGGCGGTGAGACCGATACCGTCCCTTCAGGTAAGGCAGGTCTCGGCATCGGTTTGACTGATGCACTTGGTGCTTATGGTGAGGTTTCTTTCCAAGGTTCTGGCGACTCTGATATTGACCGTGGATATGGAGCTAAATTGGGCGTTAAGTACACGTTCTGATTTCGGAATCTAAAGTAAAATTGAGGGGTGGTTGACACCCCTCTTTTTTTATCTTATACTGTCAGCATATGACCCTTATATCATGCACTACAAACCTTATTCACCAGAGTGGCATAGACATAGGTATTTGAAAGAAGCGATCTACAAGTATCTTGATGACGGAATTGATAACGATGTTATCATGGATGACATTCTAAATATTGTGTGTGAGCGCCAAGAGCGAGCACATGCAGAGTATCATAAGTTGGAAGACTTAGAACTAAAACTGAGAGAGTAATATGCTATCAACTCAATACAGACTCCGACTGGAGTTTATTTGCAAGAAGATCGCTAACAAAGAAGAAGTAAAACTTGATGATATGATCTGGGCAGAGAAACTTGCCAAGCGTCATACTACAGCAAGAGATTGGTTAAACAAAGCACGTCGTCAAGCTGCTCAAGACATTGAGGAGGGTACGATGGATGATTTTATGAATAAGATGGGATTAGGAGACCCCGACCCATCTAATTACAAAACGGGGTTTGATGGTGCCGATGAAATTGTAGATTGGTTCAAACAAGATAAACCTGACGATTGGAGACAACGGGATTAATGAGAAAAACGGCAGTAATTTACAGCAATCGTAGTCAAGAGTGTGAACGCATGGCGCAGTTGTTAAAAGCATTGCCACATGTGGAAGAGTTTCATGAATATTTTCTTGGGAAGCATTTCACTGAAACTGCATTTATGGATGAATTTGGACCAGATGCTACGTTCCCTCAAGTATCACTTGGATATGAACACCTTGGTAGCATGAAAGAAACTCTACAATACCTGGATAGAAAAGGAATGCTTCTATGAGTGTGATAGATTTTTGTGATAAACTTGAAGGATTCTATGACAATTGGTATCAAGCAGCAGGAAACCCAGCGAAGTATGCCCACATTAAACTTCGCTGGGAGCGCATGGGACACCATGAGTTTAAATCTAAACAATGGTATCATTACCTAGGTGAAGAAAATCCTTACAGATCCAAATGGCATAAAGTTTTTGAGCAGCAAGGTGTCATTATTGTCCAAAATTGGACTAAAGATTGGGGTGAGCATAACCACTGCTGTGATATGATGTTCTTTAATGTGGGAGACCATTATGACGGGAAAGTCAAGACCGATGCTTGCATTATCAACGGAGGCATGGTAAAATCTACAGTGAAGTTTGACGGAACCTATTACAAGAGCAGGGATCAAGGATGGAGAGATGGTAAGGTAGTATGGGGTAGTGATGTAATTTACGAATTCCAAAAATCTGACGGACCTATTTGCGTTTGATGCTCGCTTAGCAATCTGGTGAATGCAGCGAACTCATAATTCGCCTAAGGTCAGTTCAATCCTGACAGCGAGCACCTTGGGAGCGTGGTGGAATCGGTAGACACACCAGACTTAAAATCTGTTGAGCATTACGCTCGTGGGGGTTCAAGTCCCCCCGCTCCTACTATGTTGTCAAATCCACATAAATAATGTAGGTATAGACAGCAGAAAATGTCATTCCAAGGGTACGAGATTACGTCTAAATATGTGTTCTGCACATTTCCAGAAGATTACCAAACAATAGTTAAGATGTACTTCATTGAGGGAATGCCATTTACATATGATACAATTGAAAAAGAAGAACAGGAAGATGTTTGGATTAAATCCGAAGCAGCATTAAATCCCGAATTTACTTGGGAGCAAGTAGATAAATGTTCTGATTATTTAATTTGTGAAGAACTACATCCATGTTTGTTTGTAGTTGATGTGAAGAATCCAGAGTTAATGCCAGATGACACTTTTTCATGATTACCTAGAAGGTACTTTTGATAATAAAGAGCAGGCATTAAAACACCCTACCAGATACGCAAGAATCATTGTTACACATAAGTGGATCGGTGGTGATTGGTTTGAAGGTACTCAATCTTATCACAAAAGAGAACCCTATAGGCAATTTCGTATGCGGGTTTTCCCAGATGGTGAAAAATTTCGCGTCAGAAATTACACCTTAAATGGTGATTACAAATCAGGATGTGATACTATATTTGAGATGGTTGGAAACAAGTTCTATGGTAAGAACATAGACTGTGACTGCTGGGTCTACTGGAAAGGAGTCAAAACTTACTTGACAAATGACATTATACTAGGGTATAATTTTTATCATGTTATGGATTCAGGAAT